GGGGAAGCCCTGAAGATTGGTACTGCACCATGCCTGGCTATGTATACGTAGATTTATTAAGGAGAGCACTCGGTGAAAAGAAATGACCTTCGAGATTTTCTAACCTATGCTGACATGTCATACATAGATATGTTAGCAAAAGCAATATTGCTTGACCAAGTTAGTGTTCATACTAAGTTAGATAAAAATGGAAATGAATACAAACAAATAAAAGTAGCAGCGTTCAAAGATGAGTGACAAGCCTGACATTGGTGAGTACCTCCACTACATAGGCGCCACCGTGCCTGCTATGGGCAGCGGTTGGCGCAAGATGAAGTGCCCGTTTCATATTGACAGTCATGCATCAGCAGCAGTAAACTTTGATAAGAACGCCTTTATCTGCCACGGTTGTGGAGTTAAGGGCGATACTTATTCCCTAATTATGTACAAAGAAGGTGGTGATTATAGTGAGGCTCTCAAGTTCGCAGCGTCAGTTCTTGCTTCAGGCAACACAGAGATACGCAGCAAAGATAAATCTCGCAGAGGAATATCTGGCAAGCCGTCAACTCTCGGTAGAAGAGGCAAGCATCTTTCATCTGGGGGTGGTAGACGAACCGCTTCCAGGGCATGAGCCATACAAGGGTAGACTTGCTATTCCATACATCACACCATCAGGTGTGGTTGATATTAGATTCCGCAGTATGCACGGTGAAGACCCTAAGTATATGGGTCTAGTGGGTGCAAAGACTACAATGTTTAATACACAAGCATGCTTTGTTGCAGATAAATACATTTGCGTCACCGAAGGTGAGTTCGATTGTATTATGATGTCAGTTAAAACCAATCATCCAACGGTAGGCATACCTGGGGCTAACAACTGGAAGCCACACTATAGTAAAATCCTTGACGACTTTGATGTTGTAATTGTATTAGCAGATGGTGATGCAGCAGGGTTAGAGTTCGGCAAGAAAATCAGTAGAGAGTTAGGTAATGTCAACATTATCAGCATGCCTGATGGTGAAGATGTCAATAGCATGATGATTAAACAAGGAAGTGAGTGGCTAGATGAGCGAATCAGAGAGTGCGTTACCCCCGCTTGACCATACGTTTTGGGAACACGTTGAACATTTAGACTTTGCAATTGGTATTCCAGTAGCGCAAGATAGATTGCTAGATGTTATAGGTGCATTGCGTGATATATATGAGACCCTTGTAGAGGGTGACTTAGAAGATGCAAAGATGTGTACTACAGCATTGGCTGCTATCCTAGTAGCCAGCAAGTATGGCAAAGCAGAAGAAGTATGGGCTGAGTTCTCAATTAAAGAAGCCATGTCTAACTTTGATAACCACATGAAGGGGATACTTGATGAAGAATCCGAATGACCTACAAGAAATCTTTTTAGATTTACATACTATGATGCTTAAAAAGCATGCTGACTATGGTCCTATGAATATATCAGGAGCACCTGGCGGACCAATGAACGGACTACGTGTCCGCATGTATGACAAACTGGCTAGACTTAACAACCTAGTAGATACAGGCGACACGCCCAACTATGAATCCGTTGAAGATACACTACTTGACCTTGCAAACTATGCCATAATCGGACTGCTGGTCCAACGCGGACAGTGGGAAGGTATCCCGAATGGAGAATAGATGTGAAACGAGTAGTCGTATTAAGCGATTTACAGATACCGTATCAACACGATAAAACTGTAGATGCCACACTAGAGTTCATTGCTGATTATAAACCAGATGAACTCTGGTGTATAGGCGATGAACTAGATGCACCTGAACCATCACGTTGGAACAAGGGAATGGCAGGAGAATATGCTGAGACCCTACAAGATAGTATTGATTTAACGCACGACATCATGGCTCGTTACCGTAAAGCATTAGGTAACAAGCCATTTTACATTCAACGCAGTAATCATACTGACCGCATTGATACATACATGCGCAAGTATGCGCCAGCCTTTATGTCACTCAAGTCATTAGAGATTGAGGAACTACTAGGCTATGGCAAGTTAAAGATTAATTACTTACATAAGATGCACGAGTTGTTACCTGGTTGGGTAATGGCACACGGAGATGAAGGCGCACTTAATCGTGCACCAGGGGCTACTGCATTAAACTTAGCCAAGCGCATAGGTAAATCAGTAGTGTGTGGACACACGCATCGTGTTGGATTACAACATGAGACCACAGGATTTTATGGAAAAACCAGTACTTTATACGGGTTAGAGGTGGGTCACATGATGGACATCAAGCAGGCTAGTTACCTCACATCAGGTGCTGCCAACTGGCAGCATGGTCTTGGTATCCTTGTTGAACACAATCGTAAGGTCACACCATTTGCAGTACCAATTGTAAATGGCGAGGTCATCATTCCATAATGAATTACATTGAAGAATATAATATGTTAGTACAGCAACTCTCAGCCGAGTACGCAAAGCGTTACACTATGTTAGAACGTGATGACATAGGGCAAGAGTTGTGGGTATGGTTTGTCGGTCATCCCCGTAAGTACAAAGAATGGTCTGACCTAGAACAAAAAGACCGCGACAAGTTGATTGCTAAATCATTACGCAATGCTGCACTTAAGTTTTGTGAACGAGAGAAGGCTAAGAAAGTAGGTTATGATATATCAGACCTATATTACTATGACCTTTCTGTAGTAGAAGCATTCTTGCCTTCTATCATTGGAGAATCTTATGAGATTCCTACAAAGATTCAAGACCTAAATGCTAAGTTTGGTAGTGGTGCAGCATCAGATGGCAACAACTGGTTGTCATTGCGCTCAGACATTGCATCTGCATTCTATAAGTTAACAGATGCTAAGCAAAATATATTAAGATTACGCTTTAGTATTGACTCACCTGACTGGACATTGTTATCCAAAGATATGGATAGCACACCAGATGGTGCACGTATGAAAGTACAACGTGCACTTAACTCATTGGTTAAAAACTTAGGAGGATGGAAGCCTTACTATGAACCAGACCAAGAAACAGAAGTAAGTGAACGACCTCAGGGGTGAACCAGCATTCGCATGTATATGCGGATGTAAGATGTTCAGAGTTACAGTTATGTGGGATGAAGAAACCAGAGCAGTAGGCTGGTATGATTTGAAACAAGAATGCATAGAGTGTGGTACGTGGACTACTGCACCTACAGAAATAGATGGAGATGATTGTGCCTAACTATGATTACAAGTGCGACTTGTGTAACATGACACAAGAGGTATATCGTGAGTTCGGAGATGACCGTGAACCTACGTGTTGTCAAATGGTAATGACTAGGATATGGACTTCACCACCTGTGAAGTTTAAAGGTTCTGGTTTCTATTCAACAGGAGGATAAGCAATGAAATGGATTATAGTTTTTGTACTATATTTAGGACTTACAGGTTTAATTATATCTTTCATGAGGCAAGCAAGTCGTAAAGACAACAAGTCACGCGACATTAACAGTTAAAGGAAGCCATAAAAATGTACGCATTCAGAGAAGAGGCTAACTGTGCAGACACAGACTCAGAGGCTTTCTTTACCGTAGAAAGAACCAGTACATATACTGATATAAAAATGCTACGTAAGATATGTGGCAACTGTACCGTAATAGACCAGTGCTTAGACTATGCACTCAAGCATGAAGTGCTAGGATACTGGGGTAATACAACAGAGTTCCAACGCAAAAGGTTACGTCAAAAACTTAATATAATTCCACGCCAGTTACACTTAGACTATAATTAAAAGCAGAAAAGACCCCCGCCAGGTAGGTTAATGTACCTGAGCGGGGGCTTCTTGTCTCTACGGGGCTGCTAGACCCCTTAAAAGGGTATTATTTCTTGGTTGTACTCTTGCCAAACTCTGTTGCTTTAGGGTCTAATGCCTTAAGTAATGGTCCAGCCACGGCAGCAAGGGCTGCAGATAGCAAAGCCTTTGGGTCTGTAATTCCTGCTAAGTACAAGGCAATAACTGATGCTACTGCTGCTCGTGCATATGTTGCTATAATTGCTTCTAACTTCTTCTTGTTCATTTTGTTTCCTTTTTTTTCGGTAGGGGATTTACTTTAGATACTATCTTGCCTAATGTTTTACTCTCACCTAACCAGGGGAACCAGGGAAAAACATCGTTGCTACAAGTATCAAGAATAGAAATGTGTAAGTGCTTATTATGAGCGTTACTCCCAGCGTATTGTCTATTTCCTTGCTTAGCCTTTTCTTTAGACCAAATCTTTCCTTGAAAAATAAGGTACGACACACGATTATCTTCTTTAAGTTTTTCAAATATTTCAACACAATCAATTCCGTTCTCAGGGTCATGCGTTAAATCAACCGCTAATCCTGTATTGTGGTCAGACTTAGGGCTTTGTTTCATATGCGCTGCTGATGGTAGTAGCCCATCGCTAGCCTTCTTGCGCTTAGGGCGCAAGGCTGTTGCTTGTCTTAGTACTGCTATAGCAGCAGGTGTTGCTTTACTCATCGTCATCTTCCCATTCTTCTAGGTCTATGCTTGGTGATACTGGGTCCCACATTGGCTCAGGTAATATAGTTGTGTATCCCATTATTTTTTTATCATTTCGATTACTAATTCATGTAACATTTCAACTTTTTCCTCTAATCTTACGACAGAATCTTTGAGACTTGACCCACCATTGGGCTTAAGTTCGTATAGATAGTGCTTGACCAACCATCTAATTGCACCGCTGAAAGCGGTTACGATTGCAATGATAGATACGATTAGTCCTGCCCAGTTTGCTGGTGTCATTGATTGCGCTCCTAAGAGTTATAAACTACGGATGGTTAGATAAGCAATGCCACCAAACCCAGAGAATCTTTTATCTCCAGAGGTTTGGTTGTTAAAACTAATTGATTCAATTAGACCAATGAATGATTCACCAGTTCTAAAATCATCAATACGAATAGAGTCGCCACCATTTTCTAGTGTCTCTAAATCTCCAAGACGGTCATATGCAGAACCAGTATGTCCAGTTTGTACATTAAATCTATCCTTCTCGTTGTCAAAGCAAGCAAGTGGATATTGAATGATGCGCTGGCGTGGCACTGCGGGTAACGACTTGAGTTGGTAGCCATCAAAGATGGCACCCAATGATGTGTTTGTAGTGTTATGTGAGATAGTAAACTTAAAAGACATATACTCTTGAGCACCTACTGGGTAGGATACATTTACCTCAGGGACAAAATCTCCCTTTGCAAAGTTACCAATAGTTCGTGCAGTACCTACTGTATCAATAGACTCAATGGTTAATCCACCATTAGTGTTATCCACTAAAGCCTTCATTATTTTAAATACCTTAGGCTCAAGTGTCGAGTATCGAATGCGACCAGTAGTAATGTAGCCAGAAGAAACCAAAGTACTTGCTGATTCAAGATAGATGGCTCCATCAGTTACATTGTATTCTGTGCAGAATGCAAGACGATTAGTAACACCAAGGAAAGCAACAGCAGTTGTGTAATGTTCTCCAGTTTGTGCGCTGTACAAGTCGTTTGCATAGGCAAAACGTAATGGTTCAATCTCAGAACCTAAATCAATTCGGACTGTTCCTGCGTCTGCTCCAACTCCAGTAGAGCACCAAATAAATCTATCTCTTCCAGCAAAGTCGTAGACTGGTTGTGATGTTTCAAAGATTAAAGGTCCGTAGTTAAGTGAACCATCATCAGGAGAAACAATGGAGGCACGAACTCCTTTGTTGGTACCAATCATCATATAACCTAAGTAGTAATAAATCTTTTCAACTATCTCACCAGCAGGAAGTTCTGCTGCTACTACTGCAGAAGTTAATGTTGGCATAGCACCAGATGTATTAAGAGTATACTTTTGAATAGTAGAATAAATACCTGAGTGACCAGCAGTGTAGATAGCAGGACCAGATGCAGCCACAGATGTATAATGATAGTTAGTATTTTGATTTGTATATACAAGTGTTCCATCAGTAATTACATCTGTATTTACTGGAAATTCATACACTTTATTATTTACACATAAAACAATACGGTCTTTAATAAACTCCATAGCAGCATAGAATATTTCTTCATCTCCACTTTGGAACATTTGGACTACATCACCTGTGGCAGATGGATTAGATGAACCAGTAGTTGAGTCGCCAGTTAATGGCTTCTTAAACATAGTAAGACGTTGGTTACCACCAGATGTTTTGTTGGTTATCCAGTAAGCGTTAACTCCATCATCGCAGATAGCAAATACTTTTTTATCAGTTCCAGATAAGTAATCAACAAAGTGGACTACTGAATTTGTAACACCAGTGCCTACTGGAGATACAGCAGTAGATGTTATTGTTCCACTTGTTCCAGTTGTATAGGTAAATGTTGTTGTTGTTGGTACGGCTGTGATACGATAGGTACCATTGAATGTTGCGTCAACACCTGTTATTACAATTGTCATACCAACTGCAAGTCCGTGTGCTGTGCTAGTTGTAAGTGTGGCTGTAGTAGAAGTACGTGCTTTATTTGTAATTGAAACGGTAACTGACGGCTGAATTTTATCAACGTCAAACTCATCGTGGAGTAGTACAGCATTTACTCCACCCCATTGAATTGAACGCAAATGTTGATTAGGGTGTTGATGGTCTGTGCCAACTACGGCACCAGTAGTAACATGAGCATTGACAACATCTTTGAGTAGGGTTGCTTGACCTTTAGTCCAGACATCCACACCTTTGCTATCTGCAAAGCGATATGAGACAGTCTCTCCTGCTGATGGGTCATAGAAGTTAATTCCTGCACCATTGTGGAATGATGACTGGGAGCGAAGCCACCAACCAGTTAGCGTCTGCTCACCTGGTTCTGTGGATTGGTCAATCTGTTGCTTGCGATACTCAGCAGTTTGTCTGCGGTAAGGAGTTTCATCTGTAGCATAAACAAAGAATGGAAGCCCATTGACCGATAGGTCATAGGCTGCGCCTGTTACTTGGTATGTCTTAAGACTGTTGGGATTAGATAAGGCAAACGGTATTGCTTCCGTAATATCATCACCATATGGCATTAACTACTCCTTTGATTGTTGTTGTAACTTCTTCTTCATTTCAACCATACCCCAGTACAGGCTGTAATAGTCGTGGTCTAAAGCAAATCGTTTCATATGTGCTGCAATGATTCCTGTGTGTGCGTGAACAGGGATACCAGCACGGTGTACCTTGTTGAAGAAGACAATATCCTCACCAACAAAGTTATCTCCTAATCCTTCTTGCTCTGCAAAGAGTGACTGATTAGGGAACATCTCACGTAGTTTGATAAATACGCTACGGTGCATAATAACTAGACCCATACCTGCTGAGTCAATCTTTATCAGTTGATTCTCAGGTAGTGGATGGATGTGCTGGATTGAGTTGTCAGTCACACGGTTAAAGATACAAGGAACTGGGGAAGCAAGGCTTCCTTCTCGTTCCTTTGAGATAAAGTAGACACCACTTACGATTGGGCGATGGACTGCATCTGCCAAGTCCCACAGTTGGGCAATCATATGAATGTCAACTACAATGTCAGAGTCAATCCATAGAATCCAATCGGATTTGATTTCATCAATCCAGTGGTCTGTTAGTGCTTGACGTTGACGACCTATTTGGTTGCCCTGCACACGTAGTGTGTGGCTGATAGGGATACCATTGGCTGGTGCTTGCACACCAATAGCCATTAATCCTTCTGTAAACTTTCCATCCACCATACCGTTATCGCACCAAGCGATAGTAAGTGTTCCCTTACCCTTAGGTGCTGGTGATGGTTTGCCTATTACTGGTTTGTTATACTTAGACATTTTGTCCCCTATTGTCTACCACTTACCCAACGGGCAAGTTGCTGGTTGTAACTTAGTTTTCATATACATAAAGCATCCACACTTCTTACAAGTGGAGGTTAATTCTACCAATTCTGGGCAAGATTTGCAAGTATTAAATCTGCGTTCTGCCTCTTCTGGCGTTGCCCTGGGAGTGCCATTAAACATATCCCAAGGCTTTACGCTATCTGTCATTGTTCCCCCATTGTATTATTTTAGCAAGGTATGTCGCTTGGGTATCCGCTTGTTGAGCAGAATACTACACAATCTTCAGAATCATCTGTAGATGATGTATAACGACCACCATTAAAGGTTGTGCAGTACCAAGTAGTAGTTGGTGGTGGTGAAGAACAAGCCTGAGATTCTGTTTCAGTCGTTGATGAAGTCTCTGTGTATGTAGAGCAGTCAGATGCTGTACAAGTTCTTGTGCCACTTACAGTACGAGTTCTGGTTTGAATACTATCTACACAAGCAGAGTAAGCAGACCATTCTCCATATGTATAACTCCAGTTACCACACACAGGTGTGCAAGTTGGTGGCGGTGGTGGAGGCGGTGGTGGTGGTGGTGTTGATGTATCGTATGATGCTGCGATTACGCCAAATAGAAAACTCATTAGGCTGACAAATCTCCAGTAGCAATGAATGTATCAGTACCAGTACAGAGAATTGCTGCAACAGATGCCTGAGCACGAAGTGCTAAGCCAGGTGTTCCAGAGATAGTAACTCCTGCACCCTGTGTTAGGGATAGGGCACCTGCACCTGAACGTGAGATGTATACAACATCTCCCTGCGAAAACACGCTAGGTGGGACAGTTACGTTAGCAGTAGATGATGACGTAACGATTACCATCTTAGACTTATCGGTTGCTGTCAGTGTGTAGGCAGATGTCTGTGAGTTAATCGCTACAGATAGCACTGGGAAAGTGATGACTGGTGTTGTGATAGTTGGAGAGGTTAGAGTCTTTCCAGTAAGAGTTTCTGTTCCAGCGATAGTAGCAAAGTTGTTATCAGATAATGCTGTATTAAACTGTGCTGTAGTTCCTGTCACGGTGTTAGATGCAAGACTTATTGTCTTGTTAGTAAGCGTTGATGTAGATGCTGAGGTGATTGCCGCATCTACTCCTGTTGTAAAGTAATCTAAGTCATCAGATGTAAGTACGTGCTTAACTGTTGCTCCACCATTGTGGGCAATAGCAGATGTGCCAGCCTGACCACGAACAATAGTTATAGTATCACCAGATACTGGATTTCCAGATGCTGATTTTACAAATACAATTTCTTCAAGGGCTGTATCTGGGTCAATAGCAATAGTAAACTGGTCATTGGCAGCAAGAGTTTCTGGAACCAAGGTTGAACCTGTTGTACTTGCTACAGTAATAGTAGTAGCAGAAGAAGATATGCCTGTTGCAAGAGTGGTTTCAATAGAAGTTGAACTGAACATTCTAGTCATTTATTTTCCTTAACGGTTGTAGCGAATCTTGGTTGGGAACTTACCTTGCAACTTACCAGCCTCTTCATTAAGACGCTGTTGGTATAGAGCAAAGATGTAACGAGATGCAGATGTACCAGCAGTAGAAGGTAACTTAGTATCTGCTGTGTCTGATTCTGCTGAGGCTAGGTTAATTCTGCCTGGGTCAATGTATGAAAGCAGACGATAGGCTGCTCCAAGGGCTACAATATCTCTGCAAGATTCAGTTAAACCAGTTACTGTTGTGAACTCATCATTGTTGTTAACAAGTAGTGATGGCTCTTTGGTGTAGTAGACCTGAACTGTGCGACCTGGAGTGATGCCATCATAGACAGTAATAGTGTGACCTGATGTAAATGCACCAGTGTTTGCCATTGGGTCTGGACGCCAACGCTTTACTGGGTACCATTCCTTAGATGAACCAACTGATTGCCACGATACAGATAGTACTTCTTCTGCCTCAGCAGGTAGTGTGTAGGTATTGACTACGCCATTAAATGTAAAGGTGGTAGATGCAGTACCCCACAACTTAGGAAACAATGAACCGATTGTATCGTTGATTGCCTTCTTGATTGAAGAACGTGGGAAGGTTGGAGATAGGATTACAGGTGCAAACTTTGCGTGAGATGCAGCCTGTGTTCCTTGGAATCCACGACCAAAACCAGCCTCAATAACATTCAGAGTATTGGTTGTTTTATTAAATGAATCTACATAGATAAGTTCATCATCAATTTCAACGATACCTTTGGATAGGTTGTCTTGTGAACCTACCTCAATAGAAGTGTCCGATTCATTAATGCCACCAGTATTCTTAACAAAGGTAATACGGTCTTGGTTAAGGGTATAACCTTGTAGGTTTGCCTTAACCTCATCAATTAAATCTGATAATATAGCCACTAGATAACCTCTTCTTCATCTGGAGTAACGATTCCTGCTCTGTCAATAGTTCCATTGGGAAAGGCTGAGTCGTCCCACTCTGCTGTGTTAGGGTCGCCATCTAATTCGATAGGCTCACCTAGTAGCACACCATTGACTACAAGCCCTTGGGCTAGGTAGACTTTGGTTTCATTACCAAACTCATCTGTTACTACTTCAATATCGTAACTGCGTAAAGTACCCATAATTAGTCTCTTCCATTAAAGTAGTTAGTGATGTCTGCAATGTTCTTAGTTGTTAGTGTATTGCGGAATACTGCTGCACCATAGAACTCCATATCAATATAAAATGCATTTACAGATGTTCTACCTATTTTCAATGTATCAATGATATTCAATACAGAACCTATAGATGATATAGAAGTCGATGTAGAATCTGTACCGTTTAAGTTTGTTACAACGGTTTGTGCAGTTCTGTCTACTCTCATCATAACTGTTTCAAGTTGTCCAGCAGTTGAAGTAACACTGCCTGAAGCAACTGATGAAGATGAGCCACCAAGATACGATGAAAGAGTTGCACCAGTTCCAGCAGGTTTTCTTATTTGATAACCAGGATAATCATTTCCATTACTCTTTGAGATAACTGGACCATAATCACCACTGAAAGATGGTCTACGTATAATACCCATCACAGTAAACGAATCTGCTGCCCCAAAGTTCAAGAAGTCTGTAGTGCTATTGGCAAAGGTGTTAGTTGCTCCTGGGTAGAGGTAACCAGCATCAATAACACCAGCACTGCGGAATGTGCTACCAGAACGGTTGATTGTTACAGTGGCACCATTAGTTGAGGATTCAGTAAATGATGTCTGCAATAGGCTGGTAATGCTTTCCTCAAAGTTAGCATCGAAGGCTACTGTGCCACCGATACCGTTGAGTACCTGTGCACGGAAGAACTTGCCACGCAAAGTATTTTGTCCACCGACAGCACCAATTTCAAGCGCTGCGGTTGAATTGTAAATACTGGTAACTCCAGCAGTTGTTTGAGTGGTTCCGACTTGAGTCCAAGTTATGCCATCATCAGATGTGAAGAATTTAGAGTCATTGCCACTTGCACCATTGTCTACATCTAATGTCCAACGCACCCATTTGGTAGAACCATCTACGAGACCTAGACCACCTAGGAAATGCGAAAGAACGTTAGTTCCATCCGCAGACCATTCTGCAAATAATCCACCGTTGGTGTTCAGTGAAAAACGCCAAGACCTTTGATTTCCTGTAACTTGCCACTTGGCTATAAAATTTGAAACTGCAGCAGGAGTCCAATCATCTGCTGCAACCTTGACTCTTACATCAATATCACCAGTGATATCTAACGGAACTGAATCTGGCGCTGAAGCAGTATTACTATTAACCCCTGGCAGATACAGATAGTTGCCAGTAGATACGAATGTACCAACGCCAGACTTGTTGATAGTAACTGTGTAGGCATTGCTTGAACGGTCTACAAATGTAGTCTGAGATGGCAGTGTAATGACTGAGGCATCAGCATCTAGGACTATTGTGCCATCAATACCGTTCTTAACGATTGAACGGAAGAACTTACCCTTGGAAACTTCAATAGTTCCATTTGTGCGTGAACCAACTTCAACTGGTGTTGTGCTATTAAATATGCTTGTTACACCCGCTGTTGTTACAGTTGTACCCAACTGTGTCCAAGTAGAACCATCATCTGATAAAAAGAACTTAACGTCATTGCCACCAGAACCATTGTCTACGTCAATAGTAGCACGTACCCACTTAACAGTTCCGTCTGTAATTGATGTTGCAACAGTACAAGACCTAGTTAATAATGTTGAACCATCTGGTGATGTTGTTAATTGTAAAATTCCACCAGTGGTGATACCTAAAAAGTAAGACCTTTGATTTCCAGTTGCATTTGATTTTGATAATAAGCAACTTCCTGCTCCTGGTGTCCAATCGTCAAGTGCTACCTTAACCTGAATATCCAAGTCACCTGCAATATCCAAAGGTGGATTATCTGCAACAGACATATAGTTGCCAGAGGCACCAGAGAGGTAGACATAGTTCTCGGCTGCAGTTGAATGAGCCATATAGCGGTTGTTGACTTCCATATAGTCATCAGTACCAAAGAGCCAAGTAGGTTGAGTTACAGCAACGCTCTTGCGTCCAGAGGTGGAACGGTTGATGGTAACTGTTTGACCAGTAACTGCGGTAAAGGATGTAGCAGCACCAGTAGTAATAACTGAGGTGTCTACATCAAGGACCTTGGTTGTCTCTGTAATGTCTGAGTAGATTTGGGCGCGGAATACTTTAGATGCCAAATGTTGTCCACTGCCAGATATTCTGCTTCCAATTTCAATAGTTCCAGTGCCAGCAAATATAGTTGTAGTGCCAGCACTTGTAACGGTAGTACCTAATTGAGTCCAAGTGGTACCGTCTGTGGAAGTAAAGAACTTAGCATCTTTGCCACCTGCTCCGTTATCGACATCAAAGGTTACTCTAACCCATAATGGAGAACCATCGCTTACTGTAGGAGCAGTAGTTGAGTTTATTTGTGTTGTTGCTGTTCCATCACTACTCCAAGCAAATCCTAATGTTCCATTTGTATTTAAGTAGAAGTTATAAGAATAATTTCCAGCAATCGGTAATCTTGATATGAGTGAACCTATTGCTGCTGGTGTCCAGTCGTCCATAGCACCATACCAACGTAGGTCAATATCTCCAGATATTTGCAGAGCAGCGGAGTTTGGTGCGCTCATTTGATTACCAGCAACCCCAGTCAGATACACATAATTAGTGCCAGTATGGTCTAGGAACTTAGGGTCGTTAGAGTCTGCAGCAGTGCTAGAGCCAACAGTAGTTGGCAGTAGTGAGCCAGCAGTGCCATAGTTGGCAACCGTTCCTACGCCATTAACTGTAACTGTCTGACCAGTAGTAGCGGTAAAGGTGTCTAGGTTAGAAGACTTGTAATCGGTAGCAATGTTGACATCAAGTACGGTGGTGCCACCAATGCCATCTAGTACTTGAGCACGGTAAACTTTACCTGTTAATAAACTAGCATTTTCAGAAGCGCCTATTTCAAGAATAGATGTGCTATTAAAAATAGAAGTAGTACCAGCAGTTGTTACAGTAGTTCCTAATTGTGTCCAAGTCGTACCATCATCTGAGAGATAGAACTTAACGTCATTGCCAGAGGCACCGTTGTCTACGTCTAAGGTTGCACGGACCCATTTAACAGAACCATCTGTAACGCCAGTGGCTACTGTAGATGCTTTAGATATTGCTGTTGCGCTTGTTCCAAGAGATGACCAAGTTATCTGTAAAGTTCCGTCAGTGTTTACTTGAAGTCTGTAAGAACGATTATTTGTAGCAGTGGTATATTTTGAAATAATTATTTGAGCAGCAGATGGTGTCCAGTCATCTAGGGCAACACGTGCTCTTAGGTCAATGTCTCCAGTAACATCAAGAGCCGTAGCATCTGGAGTGCTTAAATAGTTTCCAGCAACACCAGGTAGGTAAACATAACCAAGACTACCCCAGTTAGTAGGAGTAGCAGCATCTACATAGTAGGAAGCAGAGCGTGCAGTAGTTCCCTTAAGTAGTACCTCTGCTGGGTGTCCGATGGTGCGTAGCGCATCAACATCAGACAAGCCAGTAGTTCCTGCTAGTTCATTACAAACTGCAGTAAGTCCCTTGTAATTATTATCTGTACGGTTAGGGTCAACAATGTAATTTAGAGCACCCAATAACCCTTGACCTGAGGTACCTGCCCAAACGTTGGCAGCACCTTGCTCTTCTAGGAAGTCATCTCTATCTGGGTATACGCCATAGTTTGCGATACGGTTGAGTTCTGCACATAATGGACTACCAGTATTACCAGCCATTGTTTTGCCTTCCTTGTTGTACGATTAAATTACTTACCATTTAACTTTGTCAGCCCAGTAGGCTGCGCTCATTTTACCTTTTTGGATATTGGCTTTGTGACGAGCCTTAAAAGATTTCTGTCTTGCTGTTGGCTTCTTGTCTCCTGTGACACCCTGCTGACCAAAGCGAATAGTCTTGACCTTATCGCCTTCTTTTGCTACAACAACGTGTGACTTGGTTGGATGACTAGGTGTACGCTTTGGCTTGTTAAAGCCAGATACTCCTATTCGCTTTAGTCTAGGGTCTGTCATTTACTTAACCTTTTTTAGATTCGGATTCTTTTTCTTTGCTTTTGCACTTGCCTTGCGTGTAGATGATGCGAGGATTGCACCAGCAGACTTCATCGATACACCGCTTTTTTTTGCTATACTCTTCTGTGCTGCTTTGAAGCCCATTCCCTTTGGCATTATCTACGCTTGCCTTTACTGTCATAACGCTTTCCAACTAGAGAACCAAGAAATTGTCCACGCTCTGCTTCCGCTTTCTTTCCAGCAGCAGATGCTGCTGCATTAAGTGCTGGTCGTTTTGCAGGTGGATAATTCTTTGCCTTATCATTTGCATCAACTGAACGGCTCCAAGCCTTTGCTGCTTCGGAGCCTTCCTTAACAACATTGCCTACATAGCCTGCAACAGGTCGGTAGATTTTGTCCATAAATGAACGGTCGCTTGCTGATTTACGTGTGCTTGCCATTTACTTCTTCTTTCTTACTGCTACGTTGTCTATTAGATTTGGATAAGGACGTCCTGCTGCTTTAGCACGAGCCTTAGCCCTAGCCTTTTGCGCTGCTGTTAGTGGAGTTGATTTCTTCTTAGGATTCTTAGTATCCCAAAATGGTTTCTTCTTCATTAGCACTTACACGCCTTATCTGACTTGCCGCATAAGCGGCACTTGCCTGGTTTACGGATTGGCACTTACTTTTTCTTCTTCTTAGCAGTCTTCTTTACCATCTTCTTGCCAGACTTCTTTGCTTCTGCCTTAGCCATTGCCATACCCTTAGCGGTGTATGCAAATTCTTTTCCGTTTACCTTTGGCATTTACTTCATCTTCTTCTTAGCGACAGCCTTCTTTGCAACCTTCTTGGCTACAGCCTTCTTGGCAGTCTTCTTAGCAGACTTCTTCATCATCATATCCATCATCATATTCTTGTTCATCATTATATTGTTCCTACTTCCTTTAGTACCTCGGTTGTATTTTTATTGATGTGTTGTGCAGGAGGCATCTTCTCAGCGTTGTAAGGTTTGTTAAGAACCTCACTAGCATTGTATGCTGCTTCCACGTGTTGCCTTGTTGTACCACCTGGTTGCATACCCTGAGCACGTGCGTCTCTGTATGCTTGGAGTTCACCAGTCCATTTCTTGTCAGATATGTCTCTGGTTGCATCTCCTGCATTCATCTGTAAAGTTTTTACTTTACATCCGAAGCAATCTTCATCACAGGCTGTGTGGTCTATCTCAATATCTTCGTGCTCAAAGGGAGCATCTGAAGTTTCATCACACAAAGAACAACCCCACTTAAGTGCCTTGAAGTTGTGGTTCTCATCAAATCCAAAATCTAATACCTTGCTAATATGGATATGTTCCATTGTGTCCCCTACTGTGCTGTAAAGTTGGCTTCTGTTACATCTATGTCTGCAGCAATTAGCGCTGCCTTTGTTGTTTCGCTTACTGTGTGGTTGTATCCACCACGATAAACTTCTTGGTAGGTAGCCAAGTCACCATCTACTAGGTAACGTGCTTGATAGTAAACGCCATCTTGGCGCACGATAGTAATGCCTCTATCAATCTTGTAAAAAGAAAATAGGCGATGAGCACCAGCAGGTCCTTCTGCAACCACTGGTGTCTTGAATGTATATGTTGTCATTATTCTCCCTAGTTAACTTACTGATAGACAGGGGATTGCTCCCCTGCCCACCCGTCAATCAACTCTTATAGAGCGCCGATTGATGAACCTGATTCGATTCGGTATAGTGCTTCTTCGCGGTAGCGAGCAAAGCCAAGTACGCCGTACCAACCCATTGGGCGGAAGCGCATCAACTTGTCAACTACTGGTCCGATTACTACGTGTGGCTCTTCGGCAACTGCCTCAGCCATTGCTTGCTGTCCAGCAAGGATAGTGTCGTAGACACGTGTTACTGGAGTTACTGTGATTGTTGCTCCCACAGTTACAGCAGCAGAGTTAGCAACGTCAACAGTAAATGTTGTTGTTGAACCTGATGTTGCGATAGCAGTAATCTTTGCAGATGAACCTACGCCTGTACCAGAAATCTTGTCGCCAACTTCACCGCGTGTTGCGATAACAGATGATGATGCTACACCGAATGTGAATGCAGCAGATACACCAGCAACTGTTGCTGTTGTTGTTGCTAGAGCAGTCTGGTCTGCACCAATCTTCTCAGAAGCAATACGTGGTGACTCGATGAAGTATGCACCTTCGTATGAACCGATTTCACCAGCCCAAATGTTTTCATTTGTCTGGTAGTTGTGTGGGTCGCGCCAAGCAGCAGCACCTGTCTCAGCACGAAGGTCGTGTGAAACTTCTGGGTGAATACCTGCCCAGTACATTGCACCCTTGCGGTATGCAGCCTTGTTGGCACGCAACTTTGCAACAGCCTTACGGATGTTAGCAGAAGTTAGTGTTGCAGCAGCAGTAACTGTTGCTGATGATGTTGCAGTTGAACCTGAGTAAATTACGTTAGTTCCTGCACCTAGTGTCGCCATTGCAACTGTGTCGATTGAATCGGCAAGGTTGAATGCGATGATGTTAGCAACTGCTGGGTCTACGTCTGCAAGTGAGAAGAGTTCCAAAGCACGTGTTACCAATACAGAGTTACCGTACTCGTTAAGAGTAATTGTAACTGTGTTTGGTGTTGTCAATGAAACTGCATCTGGGTCAGATGTTTCTGTGAGAGCAGTTGTTGCCTGTGATAGGTCGTTGTACTTCTGTAGAACTACAGTTGACCCTGGTACTGACTGATTGGTTGGACGCTTATCTGCAACTGAACGAATTAGTGGTTCGGCGCGGAGAGCGAATTCAACTAGGCGGTCATACGCCTTTTGTACTAAACCAGCACCGCCTGCTGTTCCTCCGAGAGAGGAAGCACCAGTGTTGGTTGTGCCTGTGTATGATGTAGGCATTAGTTTGTCACCTCCAAGTGACTATGAACGGACATTATGATTGTGAGCGGAGAATTGACAAGATGTCGTCTGCACTTTGTGCAGCACCTAACTTGTAATCTAAATCTTCTGCTCTGTCAGGCGTTACAGCATTACTAGTTAATGAGTCTTGCTGGCGCAATTGTGCGCGGTCAAACTCATTAGTCTTTCGTGCCTCTTCGGCAGGTGTTAATCCAAACAAATCGGCATTATCTTCAAGCCAGTTACTAACTGACTCTTCGCTAAAGTCTTCAATGTCTTTCATAATTAACCGTGCTGCTTTTAGGTTAACGCCTTTCTTTTCAAGGACTTCTTTGACAGTTCGCTCACGCTGCTCTTTGGTATAGTTCTCAAGTTGCTCAGTGAGTTCCTTAATACGCTTTTCATCAGAACGCTTAGCCTTCCGTAACTTTTTAAGTAAGTCACTTCCGTCTGGTTGCGTCTCGATTTCGGTATCGAGGTCATCGTCTTCATCGTCCCAGTAGTTGTTGCTCATAGCAACGCCACCCTTCTATTCGTTGTAGTCGCAAGCCTCAGTATCTAGTCGGGGAACTAGGCTGGCTCTTGCTACCAGTCTTATACGCCATGTGGGCTGGTCGGTCACATAGGATTCTTTTATTGTTTAGATAAGTCCTGCTGTTGAAGAGGACTTGGTTCTTCCAGAAGATAGAGCACCCTGCCCCATACCTGATGAACCACTAAATGCTGCACGTTCAAGTGAGGCTAATCTCTTACGTTTAGTTGCTGCGTCTTGATTGCCCTTAAATACTTCGGCTTCACCTTCAGCCTGTGCATAATTAATATTAGACTGATTATAAATACTGCTAAGTTTTTCAGCCGTTGGCAATATACCAGCAATAGTTGAGTAGCCCTCTCGTGCTGTGGCTTGGTCTACACCGTATCTAGCAAGGTCAGTTGCTGTGGCTAAACTTGTGGTAAGCCCTCCACCTGCACCAAGTGCAGCAGCACCAATCTCAGATGCTGTTACTTTTTCTTGCAACTTAATTAAGTTTTCCTTTGGATTAAGGAAGTAACCAATTAGGTCATTGTCTGTAATCTCAGGATAGAAAGACTTAAGTGTTGCTTTAATTGATGGGTCTGAGTTTTGTACACGAGTAACAACTGTTTTTACTCTGTCCTTAAACTCATCAGGAGAAACATCTCCTGAAATATAGTCAGCAAACTTCTTATAGTTTTCTTCACGGTCAAGACTAAGCATATTACCTAGACCATATGCCTTAAGTGTTGCAGCATATGCTTTCTCATTAGAAACATATTCAGCCTCTGATATAGCATTAAGACCATTCTTTACACGAGTAAAGTTGCCAGCAAAACGTTTAGCATAAGCGCCAGTAGGGTTAGTCTTTAACTTAACAAGTGCTTCTGATGCTGTTAATCCTGATGTCATATAGTCAGAAATTTCACCTGATAAACTTTCAAGTCCATATGATGTGAACAAATCTGTTAGGATAGCAAATGCATCACGTGTAGCATCGGTAATTTCATTAGGTTTGTCTTTAGTGTTTTGACCAGAACCACCACCAGTTTCTACTGATGCCTTATTACCAGAAGTCATTACACCAATCATGTCAGGATTTAATCCAGCGTTTTCTGCAATCCTCGTGTCATACTGACTTGTAATTGGATTAGAAAAATTAGAAGCATAGTCATTATTTTTCTTTCTCTCTAATGCTGCTGCTTCTCCTTTAGCAATTGCTGCTGCTTTTATGGCAGCATTATCTGAAGCAGTTCTTTTTGCTGCTGCTAATCTTGCTTTCTTTTGTGCTGCTGTCTCTGCCATTAGCCCATGAATCCAAACGACTTAAGTATGGTGTTAGCAAAGTCAGAAGCAGTATCACGTGCTTCTTCTGTCTGACGCCATAGTGGGTTTGCTTGCATCTGTCTTGAAAATTCTGCAGTACTCATGAGACCGCCTTCTTTAGTTAATGCTGATTGAACATCTTTATCACTGAATGCATCTGTTAAAGGTATGCCAAGTTTTCTAGCCTTGATTAAGGCGTACTGGTCTGCAATGTCTTTGACATTTCCGCCATCTCTAATGTGGTCTTTAAGGTTGCTATAGATGGTCATAGAGTTAAGACGCATGCGTTCTGTTTGCTTAGCAGTAGCATCTTTCTGCGCACCACCTTCAATAACATACTTAAGTGCTTCACCTGCAGAAATGGGTTGCCCGTATTCAGCACCAGCCTTTTGCAAGGCTGCAATCTGAACAGCAACCTGACTACCCTTAGCAGACTTAAGTAGTTCACCTGCATCTGTGCCAGATAGTGCTTTAATAACAATAGCATTTTGTGCATTAAGACGTTCATCCGCTGTAACAAAGTCACCAGTGCGTGTAGTACCAGTAACCTTACCTGTTGCATCACGTACTGAAACAGTCTTAACTGCTGATGCTTTTTCACGCTTATTGATGTCTTGATAGTAAGCATCTTTTTCTTCTTGAGTTGCTGGTCTACCCAAAGCATCAATCATATAGTCATTGATTTCGTTGTATGCATCACCAATAGTAGTAAGGTCTAGGTCTGTATCTCTAAAGGTGCCAGCCTTGCTTTCAGCACCACTACTTGCCCCACCCTTAGCAGTGTTAAACCATGCATCAATAAGTGGTGCTTCTTTAGAACCACCATACTTAACTGCACTAACAGCATCAAATGTATACTTAGTAAGCATCCCATCAAGACGGGTTAGCCATTCTCCATTTGCTAATTGCTTCTCAGAAATCCAGTTGCGAGAAACCATTTGTTTCTTTAGTGCATCTAACTGTCCTGGTTCGGAATAGTTCTTAAGAAACGCATCACGAGCAGTTGCTATGCTCTTATACTCTTGCATTGTAGATGAACCATCAGCATTTTTTGTACTTACAAAATAAGAACGGGTTCCACCAGTTTTTACAACAGAACCATCGCTGTTAATTGTGTAGTCTTTAAACTTGTTATTTGCTACTTCTTCTTGACTAAGGGTTCCATCAGATTCTTTAACAGTTTTATCTTCTAGTCGTTTTACTCCAGCGGCAGGTTTAGGTAGTGGCGCAATCTTGCCACCTGCTGCTTCAGCAGCATTGCCCGCATCGTAAGCAGCCTGAACAGCAGCATCATATTGTGCTTGTCCGCGAGAAGGAATAAGTGCTTCGGCATTTTTAAGTTTATTTACCGCTTCGTTATATCTATCAACTAAACCTGAAGCGCCTTTTTCTTTTTCGCTTGTACCCTGAGCGTCATTAAGTTCTTTACGTGTAGCGTTTTTTGCATCTTGTGCTCGCTTATAAGCAGCAGCAGCAGCATCATATGATGCTTTTAATGCATTAAACTCTTTTATATTAAAATTACGTACACTGCCTGGTTTTGCATCATTCTTTTCTTTATTAGCCAAAGCAATTAAATACTTTTGTTCTAACCCACCACGTCCACCAGTACCATTAAGTATGTCATAAGTACGACGAGCCTCTTCAGATGCTGTACCAAACGCTTTTTCTAGACCTTTAATATCAGCCATTACTTTAACTCCTTATACGCGAAGTATGAATCACGTGAATAGAAACTGAGGATTGATTTGAATATTGCTCGATTGGCTTCTGCTAAATAAAGGTCGCCAGTCATAAGTTCATTCAAGTCAACCTCAATTTGTGCTTTGCGTTCTGCTTTAATCTGTGTAGCGTTAGTTACATTCTTTAACTGTGGGTCAGTAGCAAATGCGATAAACTCGCGCATCATCTTGATGGCTAATGCCATCTTCTGACGTGTTGCTGGACGAACATCAGCCTTGGGGTCTGCAATTATCTGCTCAACGCTATTAAGAAAAACTGCTTCATTACCAATAGTATTACCAGAACCAATAAGGGCTGAGTTCAATAATGGATTGTTAGCCTTCAACGCATTGCGTTGCTGGGTTGCAGAGTTAATAACGTTTGCTCGTAGTTCTGGGTCTGACATTTGGCTCAAGATTTCTTTTTCTTGACGTGCAATGTCATAGTACTTCTGCTTGTCTTCTGCAGTTTGTACATCTTTGAGATATTTCTCAACACTCTTACTTGCCACAAGACCTGATGCTTTAATCCAGTTATATGTAGCAGCATTAAAGTCACCTATTTGTGGAGCAAAGATATAGGCTGCCTCACCGTACTGCTCAATCAACTTGGCATTCTTAATGCCCCAGTCCTTTAACTTATCTGTATTTTTAATAAGAACACTAGTCTGCTTATCTTCACGTGAGACCGTGTAGATGAGTTTGCCTGGGTTCTTGCCAATATATGTAGCAAGTGCAGCCTCATATGGGTCTGAAATATCACCATTGTTTGCCAAAGTAATACCATTGAGAATATCAAAGAACTCTGAACGTAAACTAGAGATACCTGTTTCTTTAATATAGTCAGGTACACCTACAGTCTCCATAGTAGTAGGAGCAACAGGTGATAGCAAGCCTAGGAAGTGGCGCATAAACAACACGTTGTGTGCCGAGATACGGATGTTATCTAGGTACTTAGCCTTCTCTACATCAGTAGCATTGGCATCAATGCCAATACCATTGGCTGCGTTGTAAGCAATAGCCTGCTGTGCTGCTGTTACTTCTTGACGAGACTTTTCATCAAATGGCAACATACCCCATACACGTTGTAGTGATGAAGGCACTACAGCACGTACAACATCTACGTTGTCTCCGATGTTACCTAGTGCAAATGTGTCAATGCTTTCGCCTAGTTGCTGTGAGTATGGCTGCAACGTATCGCCAATAAACGGAATCTTTCCTGGTACTACACCAAGGATATTCTTTACAGCAATAACGCTTAGTCCAGCAATAGGACCAGAGAGCGTAGGAAGACCAGCATCTTGTGAGAATGATGGATTAACCATACGTAATTTAAATGTAAACTCATTAAACAATGGCTGGCTGTATCCAGTATTACCTGTTAGCGCACGGAATGCGCCATCAGTTGCCTTAAAGATAATGTTGTCCATAGGCATTACTACATACGGTTCGCCCTCTTGGTCTTTATGGATAGCACCACTAGACTCAATGCCAACATTTGCTAGGCGCAAACGGTACAAAGTACGCGGCGCTACATCCTTCATGCGGTAGATACGGCGATAGAAGTCCTCAGTTGCACGGTAGTAACGACCTACTGTACGTAGGCTAAACGAGAAGTTAGAACGAATCTTAGGGTTATCAGCAAACTTTAAAATAGTATCTGCTGCTTCACGCACTGCCAGTTCTGTAAAACGCTTTTCTGCTATTGCACGATACTTTTCAGTTACAGCATCAATCTGCTTTTGTGTAGCACCAGCAAAAGGACCCATCTCGCGCTTTACTTGTTGACGTACAAACTCACGTTCAATGCCTGCATACTTCTTACGAAGTTGTGAATACGTAACCATTACTGCTGGTTGACGGAAGATACCAGTTACTTGCTGGTCCATCCAGTCCATCATTGTATTACCAGCACGTCTAAATACAGTTTCAATATCAAAGTCACCAAATGCTAGTTCAGTATTAATAGGTCCACTAATACGGAATCCCTTGCTAGCATCTTGGAACTCATCTAGTGGAATACGAGCAACTGCTTCATTCCATGAAGGAATACGTCCAGAATCAACAGCCATCTTTTCTAATTGACGGTAACTACTCTTAACTACTCCAACTAAATCTTCATTAAACTTTGTAGCACTGCCATGGAATGTCTCATACATATCAGTAAACATACGGAACAACTGTCCACGTACAATCTGCTCATCATCTAAGCCACGAGCACGTGCCTGCTGTGTGTAAGCAGAACGCTCTAGGAACATAAAGACAGCATCTTCGTCTTTAATGCCCCATGTCTTGGTAAGGTCGTTAAATTCAAAACCTATTTTAGTCATACCAGCATCTAATGCTAGTTCCATCATCTCTTTGCCTGTGCGAGGGTCAATCTCGCCTGGCTTAAGTGCATTGTATCTAAAGAATATATCTGCTGGGTTAAGAGTACGCTCATCAGTTAACTTAACCTTGTTACCAGCAAGCATCTTGAACCACTTCTCAAAATGCGCTAGTGCAACTTCTTGTTCGGTAAGCATAGCGGTATCAACTGTACGTGTACCCTTGCCCATCTTGATACCAAGTTGTTCAAACGCTAAGTCAAGCATAGATGGTGTAATAACTGATGCTGCAATCTCGTCGCCATAGCGACCTGAGATACCACTGCTAGCAACAAGTGATGCAGCCATTGAGTTAAGCGCATCTGGTGAGTGTACAAATGCCTGCATTAAGTAACCAGCAGACTCATCATTTACATATCGTCCATACATTTGTGATACATGTTCAGAAATAGCCTGACGTTTTTCTAAACTAGATAGAAGTACTTCATCAATACCTAGTTCATCAGCCTTAGCCTGTATAATTGCTTGACGGTCTAGAAGCGATAAGGCTTCTTCATGTGAGTAGCGTGGTTGCTTGCCAATTCGTATTGGCTTATCAGACTTTGGTATAAACTTTAGTGCTTTCTGAACGCCTCTACGCACAGGACCGCTAGCAGATTGAGAACCAGTAGCAGCACGAGACATATTTCCAAGGCGTAAGCCTTCAAGAGATGCAAACTTGCGTAAATCTTTAGTAGGTGCAGACAATAAGTACATTGTTGCTTCGTCAATTGCAGAACGTACACCCAAGCGTGGAAACAAAGTCAAGATAGACCATGTATCAACTAACTTTTTAGAGAATGAACCCTGTGTTGCACCACCAATTGCATTGATGATGTTCTTTTTAGACTTAATCTCCCAAACAGTTGAGCCAATTGTGTCGTAAGGTAGTGGACCTACAGCAAAAGTAGTCTGGTATGGCTGGATAGGACCTTCAGTATTAACAAAGAAGCCTGATTCAGACTCACGTATAGTGTTTGCTGGAGCAAACTTAGCATGCTCTGCATTAATTGCTAGGTCACGCTTAGTAGCAAAGCCCGCTTTGTCACCATACTTGTCTTGTAGGGTCTTAACAATTAACTCTTCACCCTTAACGCTACCACCAAGACCCATTGAGTACATAGTTGCAGCATCTAGGTTACGCAAAATAACAATCTGTTCATCAGCAGTTGACTCTAAGAATCTAACTGTTAGTGCTTGAGCCATTTCCTTTGGAAGAATTTGACGAGCACGGGCTGTAAAGTTAGCAGCAGTATCAACTGCGTTAGCACCAATGCGTACTTCTAATCCTTGTGGAGAACGAGCAGCAAGTCGTCCGTAAGTCTTTGGGTTTTTCCAACCCTTAATCTCTTCGCTAGCCTTTAACAAAACAGACATGTCAGCATTAGGATTAATTAAACGCTGCAGCGCATCTTCTGTATTAAGAAGTGCAGCAGTAATTGGCTGCAACGCTTCATCGCGTTCTTTGCCAGTACGTGACATATTGTTAAATACACTATCAAGTGAACGTGTAATAGCATCAGACATCAAACGATTCTGACGTGCAACTGCAACGCCATTGCGCATATAGGTTACGCCATCAACACGACCAGCAAGTAGTAGATTTAGTCC